AGAACACCAACGGAGATGAAAACGTTGATAATTGCGTGTCCAATTCAGAATTGTGATTTACACGGAGCGCATTATCACAAAGAAAAGAAACAACCATTTGTTGGCGCTTTACGGCGACAAACAGAATCTAAGGGCGGTCGTGCCAGAAACACGAACCCCTGGATTCGATGTGACATAGCACCAGCCAACATTTGTGCTAAAAATTATTTGCTCGGACACGGACATAATCCGAGCGAGGTGATTGTACCAGAATCGCTGTCTGATAAGTATTCCTTACCCAACACAATAGTGTACCCCTGTGATCAGGGAGATTTCCAAGAAATACTGGAAGACGGCGGAGATGCGAAAGCCGAATTAGAAAATAGAGAGTGGATTGAACTCATTGAAACAGATCTTCCGAATGAATCGGTCCTGAGAAGGCCATCATTCGGAGACGAAAGTGATGAGACGTCCCCAGAGAGTGAGCCAGTCCTGAGAAGACCCTCTCTTGGAGATAGGGATCGGAAACATTCACCGGTTCCGCTGATCGAAGCGGAATTGAAGGAGTGTAAATTGCCGCCCCAGTCCACCTCAAGAAAGAAAGAACCAAAGAAAACGGAGCCGGATAGGCCTAGTCTTTCTTTTAGCGACCAAAAAGAAAACCCACGTCCTACATTGGCACAAATTATGCACACGGAGTCGGTTACTATTTTTAGTCGCGGCAAAAATGATCTTAGAGATTCGTTCGTTAGGAGATTAATGTCTTTCATCCCCTTTGTTGATAAGGTGGATCGTCCGGCCATTAATCATCCTAGGGACAATAATAGGCACGACATCATGCAGGTGCGCCGTTCCACTCTTTTAGGACTCAATTTCTTGAGTCGTTTCAGAGGAGGAGTGCGCGTCCACACAGAGGAAGACAAAACCAGCGATTCGTTTCCCTTACATGATTTAGGCCTTAATTTACGAAGAGATGTAGAGATATTCACAATGCTCAAAGAGAAGCTGTTGAATGATGCTGAAATCCTAAAGAGACCCGCTCTTGATAAAGATGGCAAACCGTTCGCGAGTTTGCAGAACTTTTTGATGAAGCGGTGTCTTGATTATAAAGATGGTCAGGATCTATTGTATCTCTATTGGAATCGAAGACCTTGTGTGTTTGATGCCACTCTCTTGTACGTTTATGACCAATTGTTGATCCGCGGTGTATCCTTACACAGCGGTACACCAATTGTTGGATCATTGCCGCTTTTTCGGCGAAGGGTTGTGTCACTGTTGCCCCCGAGTGGCGCGACCCGTACCGGGAAGCAGGGGTTGCGTGCCTAACTTCTAAGGAGTTTAGGTACAACCAATCATTTGTGTGTGTTGCTGGAAAGAAATATTTCTCTCGTGATGGAGAAGTCGTCTTTCCACCAACACCCGCGGCCATCGAAGCTGAGCTTTACAAGAAGACATACCGCACTAGATGGTCAGGCGCTGAACATAATGGTCAGATTTATGCACCAACGAACGATAACGTTCGTTTGGCTATACGCAGACTGACTTGTTACAGGCGACCAGATGACCCTGCTTTCGATGACATGATGATGGAGAATCAGGCTAGGTTCATTGATGACCACGAGTCAGTCTTCCGCACTTTGAGTAACACGTATGAACAAGAGTTCAACGAATACCTGAGTGCTGAAGAAGAAGCTCGTGATCACCATGCTGACCCACACCCTAAGAAACTCCTGCGCGTAGGCGCGTGGAAAGATTTGGAGGAGACTGGAGAGAGGTGGGACAGACTGTGGGTTAAGTCTGTTCTATATAAGATGAAGAAAGATGAGGTTGGTAAAGCCGGTAAGTATCCGCGCATGATAGGTGACCTTGGCGTCGCTGCGTCCTTGCAAGGATTTAGACTTACGGAGTGTCTGAAAGACGCTCAAAGCAAACACCCCTTAATTCATCATGGCACCACCATAGTTTTTGTCAAGAGCCCAGAGCTTTATAAACTGCATGAAGTTTTTGACAATATGGCGGACCCACCAGGCCGTGGTTACTTTGCATATTTTTCTGATGACTCTGTATATTCTGTGCGCACCCCTCAAGGAGTGCACATGTACAATGTTGACATTAAGAATTGTGACGCGTCCCACTCCC